TCGGCGCCGGCCGGTGCCCATGAGATGCTGTTGCCCGAAAGATTGAAGTCGGTGCCGGCGATATAGGTGGTGGCGCCCTGCTTGACCTCCATGATCACGGTCGCGTTGTCGTGATCGAGTAGGTCCGAGGAATTGGCCGGCGAGCCGCGCGTCTTGGTCTCGGTGACTTCCTTGGTGATGATCGCCGTGGCGAGCGCGGAAAGCGGCGCGTGATTGAGCGCAATAACCGCCGTGCCGGTGCCGCCATCCGCAAAGATATGCGGCTCGCTTTGCGCGGATGCCAGGTCGTAGAGTTCGGGCTGGGCGTAGCGCAGTGCAGTCTGACGCGTCGTCTTGAACCCGAAAATGTTGGCGATGCCCTCCTCGATCGAGAAGACCTGATCCGCGCCGGTCTTGCCGAGCGCTGTGACGCGGCAGCCCTGCACGATGTAGTTGCCGTGCGCCTGGTAGTCGTAGATCGCGATGACCTTGACGACGCCCGAGAGGGTCGGCGGTGGCGATTGGTCCAGCACCGTCCCGTTGCGCAGCAGATAGACGCCGATCAGATCGCCATCGTTGCCGTCTCCCGACCGCCCCCAGGTCGAGGTCTCGACCTGCCGCGCGGAGCCCGCCTCACCTTCGCCCTCGGTGCCGGGATGCAGTCCGAGCAGGTCCGGATCCTCGGCTTCGGTGACGACGGTCGACGTGATCCGGACACCAATCACGATTTCGCCGGTCATGGGCACGCCCGTCAGGACCGCGCCCGAGATCTCCCGAACATCGCCGCGCGCATAGACCAGGCCCGGCGCCAGCGTGACGGTGCCCGACCCGACGTCGACGATGATGTCGCCGTCCGCGATCCGGTCGCCGTCCGACGCGACGAGATTGCCGACGCGGCGATTGCGCCGCTCGATCATGGTCTGAAGGTCGTTCAGGTCCGTCGCCTGGGCAAAGCGGTTTTCGCGCGCGACGAGGCTCTGCCAGTCCGGCTTCTTCAAGGCACGGTTATAGGCTCCGGCAAGACCGGAGGGGTCCGAAAAGTCGGTCATCAGAACCTCATGAGGATGCGCACGCGCTCGCGAACGGTGCGGCCGAATTCGATGTTCACGGCCATCTGCCCGACCTCAGGCAGGGCCGCGTCGAGCTGGCCTGGGCCGAGCCACAGGGCGCCGGGCGACGCCGGGTCTGTAGGCTGGCCCGACAGGATGAAAGAGACGGAGGCCGCAGTGCGACCGTAGCCGTCGCCGAAGTCGGTAAGGGCCTCGATCAGGATGAGCGCCGCGCCGCTGTCCAGCGGCGTGTAGCGCAGGCCACCGAAGCCGTAAGGCCCAGACAGCGTCTGCTCGACGCGATGGTGAACTCGCGCGCGGCGGTAGCCGATCACCTCACCCGCGCCATCGCGGAAGCATGCCCAGGCGGTCCCTACGGGCACGCCGAGAAGCATGATCACCGAGCGCGAACCACCCGAAAAGGCGTCCCATTCGATGTCGGGCCATTCGACATCAAGCCAGCTCGGTTCGACGTCGCCGGTCGGCGCAATCCAAACGCCGAGCGCGGTGAGTTCTGTCTCGGTCATCTGGTGGTCGCTGACGTACTCCCGCCCGAACGACCATTTCGCTCCGCCCTCGCGGATGCGAGCGCCCGAGTATGCACTCCACAGTGCCTGTCCCCAGCGGCTCTGGCCGTATTCGAGCGCCCGGATGTCATAGCCACGAAACCCGCGCCAGAAGACAGCGCGCAGCGGCGTCGAGAGGTCGGCGACGCCTTCGATGCCCTCCAGATCATCCTCGCTGTCGCGGATGCGGCCGAGTTCGATCTGGAACAGGTTCCAGCGGGTGCGCCGGATCGGGCTCTCCTCCACCTCGCCGGTGTAGTTGAGCCAGCCCAGCGCGCGATGAAGGGCGGCCGGGGTCCCTCGCTGCCGCGTCCACTTCACGCCCTCGTCGATGAGGTCGTAGAGATTTGGCACGTAAGGCGTCAGCTCGCCCAGGCCGTACTCGTAGACCAGGAAGGGCAAGAACGAGGGCGGTGGTGAGAACTTGATGCCGTGCATCCCCCAGATCGCGCCGTCAAAGCGAGGCGAAATATCCGTCGCCTCGGACAGCGCGATCTCGAATGGCGTCGAGGACGGCGGGAGGAGATGGAGGGGGGAGGTCATCGATCTCTGCCGGCCAAGGTTAGCGTGAAGGTTCCGAGGGCCAGAGCCTCGGACGGCGGGACGACGATGGTGGCCGAGGGCGTCAAGACCTCGACCTTGTAGACGCCGGCGCGCATCAGGCGCGCGGAGAGCCATTCCTTCGTCAGGTCGAACCCGAGGCCGCCCTCTGCCGCCCAATCAGCCTTCACCGCCGCTCCGATCGTTGTGAGGAGGGCGGCGCTTGCTTCCGGCAGCAGCCAGACGTTCGCCGAAACGTTGACGACCGTCTTGACGGCGGCCACGACGCTGATGGTGTCCGTCACCATCCGCACGGCCTCGTCCTGCACGGCAGCGTTGACGAGCGCCAGCAGGCCGGCATCGGCCGCGCCGTCATTGTCTGTCGAGGTGACGGCGATCTGGATCAGCGGTGAAGTGCCGACGCGGTAGACGGCAGCATCGGCGACGCGCAGCGACGCGCTGAGAGCAACAGCCCGGTAGCGTGGCGCCGTGCCGCCGGTCGAGCGCCCCTGGATGATCAGCAGCGTGCGAAGCCGAAACCGCTCGTCGTCCTCCCCCGACATCCTGACCGCGTCATAGAACGCAGCGAGGTGGTCGAGATCCACACCGGTCGCGAACGCCAGCAGGTTCGATCGGACCGCGTCATTGACGCGGGCACGCAGGATCAGATCCCGATATGCCGCCGCCTCGTCGACCACCTTGACCGGATCGGTTTCAAGGCTGCCGACGTCATAGTCGATCCCGGCAGCGTCGAAGCGGGACTGCGTGTCGGCCATGATCTCGGCGAGGATCACCTCATAGCCGAGCGTCTCGATAGCGTCGGGCGCCGGGTAGGCGAGGAGATCGATCGTCGTCATGCGGATTTGACCTCAAGTCGATCGCCAGAGCCAGGCGAGACGGTGATCCGCTTCGTCCCCTCGACGGTGAAGTCGCCGAGATGACCGCGCGGGCGGTAGTGAAGTTCGATCAGGAAGCCGGCATGGCCCTCGCGCGTGGCCGACAGCGGCGAGATCCGGATCAGCTCGACGCGCGGCTCCTGCGTCAGCGCGACGCCGACAGCGGCGTAGAAGCGGACGAAGGTGACGGTCACCATGTTGCGACCCAGCAGGACCGGGATGTTGCTGCCGAACCATCGGCGCATGACGCGGTCGCCGAAGCGCGTGGCGAGGATGACCTCGATGGACTGGAGGACATGCTCCCAATCGGTCAAGAGCCGCCCGGTGTGCCGATTGACGCCTGTCGAGGCCATGGGCGTCAGCGCCGGGTCCGGCCGCCGGCGCCCGGCTTGCGCGGGTTTACGAGATCCACGGAGCCGCCGTCTTCCGGCGTGCGCAGCGGCGCCACGGTGCTGTGCGGGGCTATCACCCCGCGCTGCAGCTCGTACTCGGCCTGCGCCGCGGACAGATCGAGGATGCTGCCCGGCTTGACCTTGCGGCCAGCGACATACGGCCCAGCCGCGTCCGTGACGCGGTACGGCTTCTTCTCGGCCATGAGGCCCTCCTATGAATGGATGCTGAGTTCGGCCCGGGTTCGGGGCCCTAGGCGGGCGGCCCGGTGTTCGATCCGCCCTGCGTTACGCCGGAGTGCTTGTGCTCCGCGCCAACGTCCTTGCCGTTGTTGGTGAAGGACGAGCCCTCGGTGTCGAAGTTACCTTTGATCGTTACGTCGCCGTCGATCGAGACATCGGCCTTGATCGCCACCTTGCCGGCGCCGATCGTCACCGACAGACCTCCCTCGGTGATCTGAATTTTGTCGCCGTCCAGCGTGAACCGGAAACCGGCATAGGTGGCGACGTTCTCGTCGCCCTTCTCGCTCGGGCTCTTGTTCTGGTCCGACTGCGTCATTGGCACGGCCAGGCCCTGGCTGAAGTCGCCGGCGACGTTCAGCACCGTCATCTGCTGCCCCTTCGAGGGCGGCGTATGAACCTTGAGGGCGCCCATGAACTGCGCGTACGGGATCGGCGCGGTCAGGAACGGTTTGCCGTCCTCGTCCTCACCTATCTTGATCCGGACCGTGCCAGCCTTGGCGTCGATCTCCTCGACCGTGCCCTGGGTTATCTGGCCGTCCTGACGCCGCTCGACCGCGGCGAGCCGCAGGAACAACGCCTCGATGACGTCCGCGATCGAGGTCATGGAAGGCTCCATGCCTCGTCGCCGGTGTCGACGGTCGCGCCGTCGATCTGGGGCGGCTCGTCCGAGGGGGCTTCCGGCAATTCCAATGGCCCGAGCCCTATCCCTTCGCGAGCCTCTTGCGTGAGGCCAAGCTCCGCCTGCTGCACGCGCCAGATCGGCATGCCATCGGGTGCGGAGATCTCGGCCGCAATCCATGTGGCGACCGGCTCATAGTCCGGATCCGCCGCGAACACGGCGATCACTGCCTGCCAGAAATTGCTCGCCAGTGGCGCACCGAAGGTCGGCTCATTGACCGTCAGTCGGCAGAGATACGAGCTCTCATTGGCGGAGATCCGGACCTGCTCGGTGATCTGGAAGAGGAAGGGAATTGCCGACGTCGTCTCCACCTCTGCGACCAGGATGCGCCAGAGGTTCGCGGCATCGCTGTCGCTCGCGCTCAGGGCGCGATCGATCTGCCTCCGCAGCACGCCCATGACCAGATCCGCAGCGCCCTCGCGGGTATTGATGCGAAGCGGCTGACCGTTGACAAAAACGTCAACCTCGGACGGCAGGAAAGCCTGGATCAGCAGCTCGACGCGGTGTTCGCCGCTGATCAGCTCCTTGCCCTGAACCTTGCGGTCATCCTCACCGATGAAGACGGCGATCAGCGGCTTGGCCATTCGCGCGACATCGACGTCGAGAGCGTCAATGGCGCCGGGCTGCACGGCATCGCCGGCGAGCGTCGCTCCACGCAGGGCGGCAACGGTCAGGTATTGCAGCGCAATCGAGGTAATTCCCATCACACCACCGGAACCGGAACCATCATGAACAGGAAGCGCCCGCCGTTCTGCTCGGCCGGCGTGGCGATCTTGAAGATCGGCGCGCTTGGCCGATCGAGAGCGACGACGCGGTCGCCCGTCTTGGGAAGCGCGTTCGGCGGGACGACCGATCCGGCCTCGATCAGCAGGGCGATCTCCTGAACGTTGACTTCCTGCCGCGAGCCGTTGCGCGATCCCTCGCCGCGTGCGTGATCGGCGTGCTCGGTGATGTCGAGCGTCGCCCGGATCTCGAAGGCGGGGCGATCCGGATCCGGCCCGCCGATCACGACGCGGCCAGCGGCCTGCGGCTCGATCCTGACGCGCTCTCCGAACAGGCGTTCGCTCGTCCGTCCGGCGAGCGCGTCAAGTCGAGCCCAGGTCATCAGAACGAGCCGTTGAGGCG